GGCGGAGCCGGGAGCCGAGGGTGATGCAGGTCTAATCTTCAAACACCCTTGCGTGGCACTACATAAAGTGTAACGAAGCGTTTGTGCTAACAAGGGGCAGCGCATGGATCGGCACTTCCACGTCGCTGAAGCATTTTGCTTCGTTCGTCACGCCGAAGTTGCGGCTTAACAGGTCGTTAGGCTGCACCATATATATGCGTGAGGTATGAAAATGACGGCTCTTACAAAGGTTGACCGCCGTAACTTCGGAAGCTGGCAACGGTGCCCGGATGCACATGATCCGTGCCTCACGTCATTTCGTTGCTCACCCGTAGCCGTGGACTCTGCAATCACTGACACGCATCTGCGTTGGAAGGGTGTGTTATCTTTTCTTGATTCAGTGATAGATCCGCTATCGGGGACTGAATATCAGATCTGCTCTCATCCAAGGCGACCCACATCAACTGGCGCTTATTTTTACCGCGTGGGGCGCCACATGGCACTCGTTATGGCTGAATCAAATGAGGGTGTAGATGGAAGACGAGAGCACGCCGCCAGCGAGTAAAAAGCGTCGTCGGCCCAAAAAGGACTTAGAGCCTTCTGGTCAAATTTACGTTCGCGACGACAGTGGTGAGTTCATTCCTGTCGCGTTAGAGCCTCTTGAAGACGCAGGATATGGTGAGCCGGGTCTTATAATGGCCGCTCAACAAAACTTCCATGCGGGCCCCCTGCCATCCGTCGAGATGTTCAAAGCTTATGGAGAAGTTGTACCAACAGCTCCTGAACGTATCTTGAGAATGGCTGAGAAGGAGCAAGACGCGGCTCACGAATTCTCACGCACAGCGCTCGGCCATGAAAAAACCCTTGTATCCCAAGGGCAGTGGATGGGCTTCATCGCTATGATGGTGGCCCTTCTGGGTGGCATCTACCTTGCACTCCAAGGAGAGATCATATTCGCATGCGCGCTCGTAAGTCCCGCTGTGCTTACTCCGATAATGAGGTTCTACTTTCGCGGGAAGCATGAAGCACAGAAAGGTGACCCACCACCAAACGAAGAGTAGTTTTCACCCGCTTGGAGCCCGCCTTTGGCGGGCTTTTTTTTAGGAATTTTCCCATGTCCTTCCTCGACACTTTCCTCTCCGCCTTCAAGGGCGGGGAGCACACCCGCGTGCCGCTGGCGCCCGGCATGATGCAGGGGTGGCACCCGGCGTTTGCGGCTGGGCCTGGGCCGCGCAGCTATGATTATACCCGTGCGATTGGTGAAGGCTTTCTGGCCAACCCGATTGCCCAGCGATCGGTCAGGATCGTGGCCGAGGCGGTGGGGCAGGCCCCGCTTGCCTGCAATGATCCGCGCCTCGCCGCGCTGGTCACCGCGACCAGCGCCGGGCAATCGCTGATCGAAACGCTCGCCGCGCAATTGCTGCTGCATGGCAATGGCTATGTGCAGATCCTGAAGGATGCGGGCGGCACGCCGGTGGAACTGTTCGCGCTGCGGCCCGAACGGGTGAAGGTGGCAACCGGGCCGGATGGCTGGCCGTGCGGCTATGATTACACGGTGAATAATCGCACCGCGCGCATCGCGGTGGAGGATGAGGATGGCTGGCCGGGGATCATCGCGATCCGGACGATGCATCCGCTTGACGATCACTGCGGCGCGGGCGCGCTGGAGGCAGCGTGGCAGGCGGTGCTGATCCACAATGCCGCAACCCATTGGAACCGCGCGCTGCTGGAAAATGCGGCGCGGCCATCGGGCGCGCTGGTTTACGAGCCGGGGGACGGCGCAAGCCTCGCGCATGAACAGTTCGAACGGTTGAAGCGCGAGCTGGATATCGCCTTTTCGGGCGCGGCCAATGCGGGGCGTCCGATGCTGCTCGACGGCGGGCTGAAATGGCAGAGCATGGCGCTGACCCCGGCGGACATGGACTTCGCGACGCTCAAAAGCGCGGCGGCGCGCGATATCGCGCTGGCGTTCGGGGTGCCGCCGATGCTGCTCGGCCTGCCGGGCGACAACACCTATGCCAATTACCGTGAGGCCAACCGCGCGCTGTGGCGGCTGACGCTGCTGCCGCTGGCGGAGAAACTGTTTTCCGCGCTGCGTCAGGGCCTCGCCCCGTGGTTCCCCGATGCTGAAATCGGGGTCGATCTCGACCGGGTCACGGCGCTGTCGGAAGACCGCGAGCGGTTGTGGTCGCAGGTGTCCGACGCCGATTTCCTGACCCGCGCGGAAAAACGCCAGATGCTGGGCCTGAACCCTGAAGAACAGCCAGAGGAGAATGCCGCATGAGCCGCGCAGATGTGCTTGCCAGCCTGATGGTGCAGGCCCGCAATGATGGGGCAGCGCTGGTGACTTTACGCGCAATTGTCGAGGAATCGAGCGCGCTCGCCACCGACCGGGTGCTCGAACGGCTCGGGCTGGGCGATGCCGGGGCCGAGAGCGATCTGGTCGAACTGCGCGAACTGCTGCGGGCGTGGCGCGATACCAAAGCCAGCGCGTGGAAGGCGTTGATGGAATGGATCATCCGCGGCGCGCTGGCGCTGCTGCTGATCGGGATTGCGGTGCGCCTTGGCGTGTGGGACCAGCTATGAGCGCGCGGGCCATGCGTTTTGCCGGCTATGCCGCGCTGTTCGACATTCCCGATGCAGCGCGCGACACAATCCGGCGCGGGGCGTTTGCCAAGACGCTGGCGAGCCAGAATGCGCCCTTGCCGCTATACTGGCAGCACCGCCCGGATCAGCCGATCGGCGTGATCGAGCAGGTGTCAGAGGATGCGCGCGGATTGCGGGTGATCGCCCGCATCGACCGGCCCGATAGCCGCGCGGCGATGCTGTTGGCGCAAGGCGCGGTGAGCGGCCTCAGCTTTGGCTTCCGCACCCGCGCGGCGCGGCAATCCGATCAGGGGCGCGAACTGATCGAAATTGACCTGTTCGAAGTCAGCCTTGTCACCCACCCGCTGCAACACGGGGCCAGAGTGCACTTTGTGAATTAGCCTCAAGCGCCGGGCGGGGCCGTCCGCCCCCTTGGCTTTCCTCGCTCCCTCCGGTCGCTGCGGGCGGCCGGTCGGCCTTGCGGTCGCTGCGCGACCGAATCCCGCACATCCTTACCACCGCCGATTGGCCGCCATTGGGGCGGCCTTTTTTCTGCCCAACCGAAAGGCCAATGCCCCATGGAACATACCCAACCTGCGATGACCACCACCGATCCGCTGGACGCCAGCTTTGACATCATTGCCCGGCAGGATCAGGCCGATGCGGCCATTACCGGCCTGCGCACCGATGTTGACGAGGTGAAATCGCGGCTCGACAAGGTCGCCCGCGCCGCCACCCGCCCGGCGATGGGCGGCACCCCGGCAAGCGACGCCCCCGAAGTCAAAGGCTTCGTCGATGGCTATCTGCGCCGTGGACGTGAAACCGAACTCAAGTCGATCAGCGGCACCGCCCCCGGCGATGGCGGCTATGCCGTGCCGCGCCAGATCGACGCAGTGATTGCCGCTGAACTGGCTGAAATCAGCCCGATCCGCGCCATCGCTCAGGTGGTGCAGACTGGCACCTCTGGCTATCGCAAGCTGGTGGCGACCGGCGGCACCGCGTCGGGCTGGGTCAGCGAAGCCGCCCCGCGCCCGGAAACCGCAACCCCGCAATTTGCTGAAATCGCCCCGCCTTCGGGCGATCTCTACGCCAACCCGGCGGCGAGTCAGGGGATGCTGGATGACGCCGCTTTCGACATCGAAACCTGGCTGGCCAGCGAGATCGCGCTGGAATTCGCGCGCGCCGAAGGCACGGCATTCGTCAACGGAACCGGCATCAACCAGCCCGAAGGCTTCCTCAACGCACCAACCGCCACTGCCGAAGACGGCGTGCGGGCATTCGGGACGATGCAATATATCGGGTCGGGCAGCGCCGCCGGGTTCGACGCGGCGCCCGATGCGCGGCTGATCGACCTGATCCACTCGCTCAAATCGGGGCACCGTCAGGGCGCGGTGTTCGTGATGAATTCGTCAACGCTGGCGACGGTGCGCAAGCTCAAGACCGCCGATGGCGCGTTCCTGTGGCAGCCGGGCATGGTCGAAGGCCAGCCTGACCGCCTGCTGGGCTATCCGGTGATCGAGGCTGAGGATATGCCCGATGTCGCAGGCGGGGCCTTCCCGATCGCGTTCGGCAATTTCCGCCACGGCTATCTGATCGCTGAAAATGGTGCGACCCGGGTGCTGCGCGATCCGTTCACCAACAAGCCCTTCGTGCACTTCTACGCCACCAAGCGGGTGGGCGGCAAAGTGCTCGATTCCAACGCGATCAAGCTGCTGAAGATCGAAGCCTAGACGTTAAAACTTAGGCTTCGTCTCTCCGGCAAGGTCGAGTCCCCCCTTGCTCCCTTGCCGGTGTCTCGCGCCCGCATCGCTTCAGGCCCCCTTCCCGCCTGACCCAGCGATGCGGGCGCATTTTGTTTTGAACACAGAATTGGAGAACCCGCGATGGAGCGGACTATCTTGCAGCCAGCAGCGCTTGACGGCGCGGCGCTGGCGGAGCTCAAACACTGGCTCGGGATCAGCCGCCCCAATGACGATGCGGCCCTGATCGGGCTGATCGATGCCAGTCTGGCCATCTGCGAAGCCTTCACCGGCAAGATGCCGCTGGCGCAGACGGTCGAGGAAATCATCGCGCCGCACGCGGGGTGGCAGGAACTGGTATCGCGCCCGGTGCGCGAAATCACCGGCGCGGCATGGATTGCGACCGATGGCACACGTGAAGCATTGCCGCTGCCAACCGACGCGCTGGAGTGGCGCATCGCGGTCAGCGCCTGCGTGCAATTGCTGCGCCCGTTCGAAGGGCGCGGGATCGCCTTGCAGCTGGTGGTCGGGATTGCCGATGATTGGGACAGCCTGCCCGCATCGCTGCGGCACGGGATCATCCGGCTGGCCGCGCATCTCTATCGAGAGCGTGA